GTTTCTTTCATCATACCCTCTAAGTCACCTTCCATTGCTAATTGTCTAGCCTTATCAAGATTAATGTTTTTACCTAACATTGCTCCCAATTCTAATTCTTTGGTAATAGATGATTCAAAATCAAGTAATCCATCTGCTATACCACTAATGGTACTCATATTAGTACCTAACTTAGCAGCATAACCAGCAGCTTGTAATATATTTTTACCACCATCTTTTCCAAATAGTGCAAACTCTTCAGTTGAACCAGCAACATCACCCATTAATTGAGAAACTGGTATGTTATTCATTCTAGCGAATTCTCTACTACCAGCTGCGAGATTACCAGCAGTTTCTAATGAACCACCATTTAACCTAGCTAAAGAACCACTTAATGTTGCTGCTTCGGCACCACTAATACCTAAATTATTAGCCATTAAGTTAGTTTGAAGTTGTGCTCCAAATGTAGCATCTTCCAATCCACCCATTTCGGCAGATAATGATTTTAGAGTTTCTGCAGAATCACCAAATGCAAAACTTAATACAGTTGCACTACCAGCTGCTCCACTTAAACCTTCACCAACTTGCCCTAATTCTTTATTTACTTCGGATAGTTTACCAAAAAACTTTCCACCACCTATTAATAGCAATCCAGTTATACCTTCTGCACTTTTTAGATTAGTAACAAATGTTTCAGCAGTTTCTGTTATGGCTTGCATTGAAGATTTTAATGCTTCTTGTGCTGCTTTTTGTTTTTCAAGAGCTTCTTGTTCCTCCTCAGATATATTTGATAACGTATCTGCTATTGAGTTTTGTTCTTTTAGATTTTTTATTAAACTTTTACTTCTACCATCAAGAGATTTCATTATATCATCTCTTTTAGATGTTAATGCTAATCTTTGATATTCATCATCCTTTGTTAAGCTTGCGATATCACGATTCAAAGACATAACATCCATTGATTTTTGGAAGTTTTTATCTTGAGTTGATGATGTTATATCTAAAGTTTTTTTCTGAGAAGTACTTAGGTTATCATATATAGTTGAAATAGATTTTATCGAAGATTCTTCTGAAGCTAATGCTTCGTTTCTTGTATCATTTACCTTTTTAAGTTCTTTAGCAGTAGCTACTAATTCTTTTTTTAGGTCAGATTGTTGTTTTACTTGTTCTTTGGTAATGGCACTACCAGCAGCTTCAATCTTATTTATTTCAGATTGAAGAGATTTTATCTCTTTTAATAAATCAGCTCTACTTTGTGCCATTTAGTAGTTTATTTTGAATATTTCTTTATAAGGTCATCTAATTCTGCTTTTTCTTTTCTAATTTTTTCCATTTTATCTGTAAAAGATTTTGGTAAGCCTCTATCAGATGCTTTTTTAATTATTCTATTAGCAGTACCTTTTTGCAATCCATCGAAAAAGTCTCCTATGAATCGAGAAACCATATTTAGTTCATTTATTTCTTTTTTTGACATGATTAGTTTCTTTATAGTTTTATACTACTATAAATATTGGATAAAAAAAAAGTAAGGATTATTTCCTAACCCTTACTTTTGATTTACGTTCTGCTTTTTTGTATTCGTCTGCTTCTTTCTTTTTGAGGTCTAATAACTTATTGAAGTAGAACTTTCTCCATTGTATTGGCATGAAGTAAACATCTCTCCAAGTAAATCCATTACCAAAGTTAACCAGCTCCCAAATTTGATTATGTAATTTAATCGAGTAATCACTCGGAAGGGTAAAAAAACCCGGCCCCAAAGGGGATATCGAGAGCCTCCTCTTCTCCCGTCAACTCTGATACAAAGTTGAATTTTAAATCCATATCTGGACTGATTTCTCTTACATATTTTCTGAATGCTTTGGTATCTAATGCTAAGAATGAGTTTGATACCCACTTAGTAATGAATCCCCTATCTTCATTACCATCTACCGATTGAATCATATATTTCAAACGAGTTGTTACATCAAATGTAGTATCTCCCTTTCCTTTATATAATCTAGCTAATGCTTGGTTTTCTTTTGTGATTTCACTTTCATCACCATGTGTTAGAAGTTTGAATTCCAACTCTGCCCCACTTTTTGGTAATTTAAATTTATAAAGATTTTCACCATTTAATAATGATTCATTAAAATCTTTTGTTTTTACCTTAGATAAATCAATACTTACCTCTTGCTCTTCTAATGTAGATGGGTCAGTTATTTCTACTTTATATTCTGAACCATATCCCAATACTCTAGTTGCTAACAGGATTGCGTTTTTATCACCAATAAAGATATCATTGATATCTACATTTGGTTCTACTACTACTGATTCGAATAACTTATCTAATACTACACCTTTTTTGATTAGAGATTGAGATGCAAGAATATCTTCTTCTCTTGCTGTCATATATTTAATCTCAATATTACCCTTTCTTAATGGGTGTCCTTCTGGATAAACTAATCCTTTTGATGGTAAATCTACTACCTCAGTTGGGAAATCAAATTTATTTTCGTTCATAATTAACCTTTATTTGTTTGTATATATAAGTATATCAAAATAAAAAAGTTATAAAACGAAAAAAGGTTCTCACTAAGAGAACCTTCTTCAAATATATAGATAGTAGTGGATAATATCTTAAAATTCTAATATTGCGTAATCGTATGAAAGAGTTAATTCGATATCAGCTGGGTCATTAGATGTAAAATCTAAATCATTAAAGTTAGCTGCCTGAATAAATGCACCTTTTAACTTCCATTGTTCAATCTTATCACCAACAGGTCCTAGCATATAAAAATCGATATCTTTTTTGTAGAAATCTGCGTATCCTTTTCTACCAGTTAAAGATTCGTATCCTAATCTTACCCATTCCATCACTTGTTGTGCTCCACTTGGAACGATTGGGTCATATAATGTAATTGTGATATCCTGCCATTCACCTTTACCTTGTAGTTTTCTATAAGTGTTGATGTGGTCTAACTTTACAGTTTCGAAATTGATAGATGGTCTAGCTGCAGTTTTTATCAAGTAAGATTGAATTCCATCAATCTCCATGATATACCTGTTCTTCATCTTCGGTTCGAAGTTGGTGAACATCATTTCGTTAAATTCTAATACTTCTGCCATTTTTTTATTTTCCTCTTTATACTAATAAATATTAGTTGTTCAAATTTTTATATTATGCTGAGAATGATGCTCCAGTTGGTAAGATGTTGAAATCAATTACAATGAATTCAGCGGTCTTAGCAGGTTGTAGGAAAATCTGTCCAGCCAATATGTTTCTATCAACAACATCAGGTGTGTTGTTAGTCTCATCCATAACTACTTTAAATGCGTACAATCCTTGTCTTTGTTGGATACCTTCTAAGTAAGGTTGTACAGTGTTGATGAATCTACCTCTAGTCGATGCCGTATTTTGTTCGAATACTAAGAATCGAGATGTAGATGCCACAAATTTCTTAACGTTGATTAACAATCTTCTTACATTGATTCTATCTAATGCTGATGCTTTATCTTGCAACGTTTTTTGTCCAAATGCTACAATACCTTGTCCAGGGAAAGTTGCGATTGGATTTACTTTGTTTTCATATAAAGTATCTCTTTCAGAGTGTGTTAATCTATTCAATACTGAAACTGCTCCAATAATACCTCCTCTATTTAAACCAGCAGGTGCGAACCATTCAGCTGCAATAGCATCATTCGCTGCGTACACAGCAGGTAATAGTACTGAAGGTGGTACTGAGATTAGTTTGTTAGTATTTGTATCTACTGTCTTAACCCAAGGATAATAAGAACCTACATAGTTCGAATCAATTGAGTTAGCTTGAGTAGTAACTTGTGCGATTGTATCGTTTACTGAAGTTAAATCAGTAATATAGAATGCATCTTGTCTAGCTTCTACCATATCAATCACATCAGTAACAACTGCTGGGTGTAATCTTCTTATAATACCCGGTGTTGCTACCATATTAATATCATATTCATCAGCGTTTGAAATTGCGTTAACAGCTTTAGCGTATGCAACTGAACCACTAGCAGTAGAATCAGTTAAAGCTAAACCTTGCGAATTTCCAGCTGAAATGTTTGAACCTAAAGCGATTTCTCTATTCGGGCTCATTCCATCAAATCCTCCTTGGAATCCTAATGAGAATTGTCTCTTAATCATATCAGCGGTTGCTGAACCAGTCATTTCTAATGATAATCCAACTCCACTTACATTTCCATCAAATCCAAAAGCTAAGTTAGAACCAACTCCTACACTTTCAGGTAGAGGTTTCATATAGTTAGCGTTATCATCTTTTATACCAATTGATTCAAAATCAAATCCAGCATAATATTGTGGGTTACCACTTGTGTTAGCGATTGAACCAGTTTGATAAACAGCTACTGGAACAATAGTTTCATCAGTTGCTTTAATTGGATTAGAGTATGCTCCATGTCCAAATGGTGCAGCAGATACAGGGTAAGAACCTTGCTCTCCTACTTTTACTCTAATATACTTAGAGTTGTTTATCCAATCACCATTTTCAGTAATTTTACCATTTGAATCAATAGTATTCCATCTATCACCAATTACTCTTGCAATATAGTTTGGAGATGATGGGTCTAAGTTTACATTACTAAATGTTTCTAATACTACTTTTCTTTTATCAGTATCATTATAAGAACGAACAGTTACACTAAATACTGAGTAATCAGTTCCTCCATCTTCACCTGCTGCCTTAACACCAGATATAGAAATCTTAAATCTTTTGTTTTCACCATTACCATGTCCTAAAGTATAGAACTTAAATAGGTCATATCTTTCACCGGAGATTAGTTGTGATTTTACATATGGTGTTGCTGCCGTACTAGCATCGTAAGTAAAGTTCTGAGTTGGTAGTGCAACTGCTTCTACTACATTTTTATCTTCGATTCCATCAAATGCATTCTTAAAGTAAGTATAAGTGTATGCATCTTTAGAACCTCTTGCATTAGAACCAAATACATCAGTTACATCATTGTTATCAGTTGATAATAAAGAAGAAGATACTTCTCCAATACCACTACCACTAACAACAAATGAACCTGTTGCATTTCCATCAGATATGGTAAATCCACTAAATCCAACTTCTTCATCACCATTATGAGTAGAGTGAAGAGTTGAAATTAATTTCAATCCAGCTGAACCAGTTACTGCAATACCAATAGGGTTTGCTTGGTTATAACCACCTACTCCTGCTACTCTTACAATAGTTGCCGTACCTGCTTCTCTAAGATAGTTTTGTACTGCATATTCTGTGTAATAAGTACCATCAGGAGTACCAAATTTATCCTCAAACTCACTCTGAGTTCTAACGATTGTGGGAACAAACGCTGGCCCTTGTTTGAAAGGTCCAATAAACGCTGCTCCTATTTCTCCAACCCCTTGTGCTAGGAATGATAAATCATTCTCTCTTGTGAATACACCGGGTGATACAATTCTTTCTGCCATATTATCTCCGTATTATTTAATAAACAATTTAGTTATTACTATTATAAATATAACTAAAAGTTTGAAACCAACAATTAAACTTCAGGTGTTGGAGTTACTGAACCTGTTGACCAAGGTAAGTCTCCTTCTCCTATTTCTTCAGTAGCATCATCAACTTCATCAATCTTATTTTGGATTTGTTCTGAGATGTGGTCCCAGTATCCTGATGATGGATGTGTTACTGAAGCTGAAGCCCATCCTGCTACTAACTCTTCAGTTAATTCTCCGAAAGCTACAAATTCATCAGCTGAACCCGAATCAAAATCAATTGGAGTTGCTCCTATAAATCTACCTTCAGTACCAGTAGTACCTTCAGTTCCAGTACATGTCCATCTAACGTGTAAAATTACGTTATCGTAAGAACCTACTGTTTTTTTAGTCATTTGGGTTACACCCCAAGAATAAGTTACTGCCATTTTATTTTCCTTTTTATATATATAAGTATATAGGTTGTTCCCCAAACGGAAAACAATCACCTATAAATATAACTAATTTTAGTTAAACACAAATATTAAGATATACTTCCAGATGTTTCTACAAAACTACTTGATACTTCTGACCAAATCGTTTGAATAAATGTAGATTCACTTACATACAAATGTGCTTCATTATCAAATTGATAAAAAGTACTTGTATGATTTCTGTTAATCTCCACCCCATCTTCAATAAATGATATTCTTTTTATTACCTCAAGATGTGGTGTATTGACATTAATTTCTAATTTGTTTAAAACTATTTCTTTTTCTATTGCCATTTTATTATTTGTTTAATAATTCTTTCATCATCTCTTTCATTTCTGAGAGTTCTGATTTTAAATATTCAATTTCTTCTTTTTGTGATTTAACTATATCGTTTTGTTCATTCACTGCGTTAATTAATAAAGGAGTTAACTTATCATATTGAATTGTCATATAATCATACCCCAATTGTTCTGCAAGAGGTGCTGGTTTAACAATCTCAGGAAGAACTTCTTTAACATCTTGTGCGGATACACCTATTTGTAGTTCAGTTCCTTCATATCCAATTGCATTAGCTTCTTTATTATTTCTATAATAGAAACCATTTAATTTACCAATTTTATCAAGAGCATTTTCAATATCACCTTCCTTATCCTTCAATCTCATATCAGAATAGTAAGCGATTATATCAGATGATGAACGCATTGAACCAATAACATATGCACCATATGATTCAGTTCTTATTTTTTCAGCACCATTATAGTATAATCTTACTCTATCGTTTCGATAGTTAAGCATGTGCCATTCGTTATTTACATCATTGTAAATACCATTAGCAGAACTCATATCGTGCATAAACACAATTCTACCACCAATAGACCATCCTTCGTATCCACCTACATCCGAACCATAAGTTGCAACAGTACCATACTGTCCACCTTCATCTCTTACAGCACGTAATCCACATCCTCTATCTTGGAAGTAAAGACCTGATGAACTTCTAGCTCTAAACCAGTTGTTTACATATATACTACTTTGATTTGATGTTGATGCTGGGTCTACATAGTATCCAGTATTATTTGAATCGTAATATCTACCAGCATACATTGAACCACCATTACTACTATTCTCATCAAGAACAGGAATAGTTCTCCAACTTCTCCATCCACTCCAAGAACTTCTGAATCTCAAGTTAGTAATTGGTCCACCAACCATCTGCCATCCGTAACCACCAGTGTTCGAACTACGATAATGGAATGCCTGCATTCCTACCCAGTGAGATGTACCTGAAGGTTGGTTACCTGGATTACTCCAAGAATCAATGAAACCAGAACCCCAAGTTGAAACAACGTTCATATCTTGTCTACCCCATCCAAATGCACCAGTCCAATAGTTAGTATCACTGGTTTGACGAGGTCTAGCTCTATAATATTCACCACTATTTCTTGTATGACCCGGCTGACCTATGTAAGCCATCGTTCTATTACTCACACCTTCGAATCTCGTAGAGTGTGCAGATGCACCATCGAAATAATAACCAGTATTATTTGAATCATAAATAATTGGTGCTCTTAATGAAGAACCTGCTTGTAGGTTGTAGTTAACATATACGTTATTTGTACCTAATGGGTCAGTAGAGTTGTTAACAGACATCACCTGCGTTGCCATATTGTAATCGTTGTAGAAACGCATACCATTGTAAGATGCGTTTGCTCCAAACTTAATACCAGTATGGAATGCGATTCTTAAATCAGGATATCTATAAGACCATCCACCACCTTCTCTATAAATAGCGTATGCAGTACTTCTACCAGATGAGAAATACATACCAAATTGATGGTCTGTAGATACATCATATCTATTACTAAGGTAATTTGCTCTTGTTACATTGGTAATTGTTGTAGATGCAAAATCACCATAATAACCAGTGTTGTTATTATCATAGAAAAGTGGACTTCTTACATCAGAATTATGTCTAAAGTAATCTGAGTTTAATCTCGCTACTTCATTATTTGAACCAGTACCAAATATTGTTGTTCCACCATCATAGTAGTTAATATATGTAGTATATCCACTAGCTGAATCTAAGTGTAAGTTACCATTTGTAGTTACTACCGATGCAATCGATGAATTGTTTACGAATTCTCTACCATTACCACCGACTTGTAAGTATCTTCCCCAACTATTGTTTGGTCCAATATAAATTCTTCCTCTAAATCTTGCAGCTTGTCCAGTTGAATTAGGGTCTACATAATATCCAGTATCATTTGAATCATAGAAAAGTGGTGCTCTATAAGAACCTCGCGCTTGTACATATCCACTTTGAGTTCTTTGTTCCCAAGTACCATTGTATCTTAGTTCCACATATGAGTTTCTATACATTAATATAGCCCACTCATTTTCATAATCATTATAGATACCAGCTGCGTTTGAATGGTCGTGCATAAACACCCATCCACCATTAATAGAGTATCCACCCCATCCACCTCTAGTAGAATGAGTTCTAACAGTACCATAGTTACCACCTACTGTATCTCTACCAACACTAAATTCTAATGAACTACCATCAGTATAGAAATAAGTACCATTATCATTTTGGTGTCTGATTGCCCAACTTCCACCTTGGTCTAAGAAACCAATTTCATTTGAGTTAGTTGCGTAAACATATCCTCTAGCATTGTTACCAGATGTTGTGAATAAAATTTGTGATGTAGAAGAACCAGAATATGCTCTCCAACGAGATGATGAATCAGAATACCAATGCATTCCAGTTGATTGGTTATATAAACCTTCACCACTATTATCATTTCTGAACCAGTTTCTTGCATAGATTTCAGTTGCTCTTAAACCACTATTAAGATTTGAGAAAGATGCAGGGTCTACATAATATCCAGTATTTGATGAATCATAAAAGATTGGAGACCTCATATCTGAGTAGTGATATGCGTAATCAGAGTTTACTCTAAACATTTCACTACCACCTCTTAACACTCTTATTGCATAGTTGTTAGTTGATGCCATTCTAAGGTCAATACCATAATCATCATCACCAGTTAAGATAATACCCCAGTCATTATTATTTGGTTTATCTAACCATAATAGTGCATCATCACCAGAAGCTTGATTATCAATACCACTCAATCGTAAACCACTCATTCTAGAATTATTTCGAGGGTTTACATAGAATCCAGTATCATTTCTATCATACATGATATTTGGTCGAATATCATTAAAGTACGATGTACTAGCAAAGTTACCATAGTATGATGTATTATTTCTATCATAGTAAATATCTGCTCTTACATCATTTAAATAAGATGTAGAGGCTGGGTCTAAGTAGAAACTATTACTATTGGAATCATAAAATCTTTGTGCGTACATGTATTCTCCAGCATATACACTTTGACCACTATAAATGTTTCTGTTAGTAGCAAGACCTGGATATGAATCAGGTACTACTTCACATGCTGTTGTTGAACCAGGATTTCCTGTTCCTGATGTTGTTAATGACCAACCAGGAGATTGGAAGTTATTTGTTATTGCGTAATATAATGTACCAGAAGTTCTTATATAAATTTGTAAGTAATGAGTATCATATGTACCACTTTTTCTAATTCTAATGTTATTAAAAATACCATTAGAACTATACCAAGATTTACCTAACATAGTAATTGTACCTTGTTGACCATAAGAAATACCAGCAGTAAATGACATCGAACCATGTCTACTACTATTAGTATCCCACACATTGAAGGTAGCATATTGTCTACCACTTCCCGTAGCAATAGTTACCCATTGTCCTGCACTTACACTTCTTGATGCGGTATCTGCTATTTCAAATCCATCAACAATTATTTCATTTGCGTTTATTGAATTTAATCTAGATGTACCATTAGGGTCTGAATAATATCCTGTATTATTGGAATCATACATTATAGGTGTTCTTACATTTGCAGTAAAGTTACCTACTTCTGCCGTAAGTTGTGCATTATTAGCACCAGTATCACCATAAAATACAAATTCTGCACCAGTTCCATTTGGATTAGCATCAGATACTCTAATTTCAGCATCAAATGATGTGTTGATGAATCCAATTCTATTACCTGTTAAAGTAAGAGTATTAAAATTAGATTGAGATGCTGGATTTGCGTAGAATCCAGTGTTATTTACATCATAGAAAATTGGTGCTCTATTTGAACTTCTTGTATATGCATCACCAGCTTGATTTACATACCATTGTCTTGTACCTTGTCCACCAGAACTACCAGCACTACCAGTTGTTGTCCATGCTTCAACGTGTCCACTATTTACATCGAATCTTACATATGCACCATAAGGGTTACTATTAGTCTGTCTACCATAATATTGTCCACTATAATTAATGTTACCACCAATACCTGTGTTATCATAAGTGATACCTGGCTCAGATGCCCAAAGTGTTAAATGAGCATCGTAAATATCATTACCATTATTGTAGTGTAATTGAATTCGAGTATCACCATGTCCACCTTCAACATAAAGATGATGTAATCTAGTATCAGATGATGGTTTTACATAATATCCTGTATTATTGAAATCATAATAAATTGGATAGTATGCATAATCATTAGTATCGTATGCCGAAATACCACCATCAGTTCTTAATTGTCTATTGAAGTAGAATAATCCTCTATCGGTTTGGAAATGTGCGTATGAACTATTCATTGGCCCCATATCAACATATCCATAGTTGGTTCTCATTCTTAGAGAATTACCACCACCTTCTTCTAACTGAGTATTTGAATCATTAATTTGATATTCACCATAAACCCTAACACCTGTTGATATAGTTCTTAACCTTTCTGCTCCATCTTCGAATAATTGTAGATAAGGACGAGAAGTATCAGTAATTAAGTAAAAAAGTGCATGGTTTGTTCCTTCATTATCTTCACCTTGGAAGTAGAAATCACCTTCACCATGATTATAATTTTTAAAATAGTGGTTTGACCCATCATGCCAAATTCTTAAATCCGAACCATTACCAAATCTTAAAGTTTGGTTGTCTTGGAATTCCATATTGGCGTAAATCTCAATAGGGTCATTAGAATCAGCATCAATATATCCTCTAATATCTAATTGTCCATTTACTTGAACATTATTCATTACAGATGTTGATGCAAAATCACCATAGTAAGCAGTGTTATCACTATCGTAATAACGAGGTGCGTACATATCTTGTGCGTTTGTTGTAGTTCCACCAATTGGTACAGCTCTCATTGTTACCGTTACCTTCTTAGAAGATGAAGGTTCGGTTGAATTACTAATATTTGTTACTCTATTTCTTGCACTTCCACCAGCATCCCTTACTCTTACTTCAAATGAATTCCAATAAGATACTCTTGGCCACCAGAATGCAAGTGTACCACCATTATCAAATACCTTCATTGTAGAGAATCCAGCTTTACCTAAATGTAAACCAGAATGGTTGATAATAGTGTTAGCATATAGATAACCCTGTACCATAAAGTTAAATGGTGAGTCTGCTGAATAACTTTTACCAGTTGCTTCTAATACAAACGATGCTCCGTTTGTAGTATTTGATGTAATATCAGTTTGTACTAATGTACCAGATGTAAAATCAGAACCAGAATGTTTTTTATGTATGAATTCACTACCATATGTGTTTTCTGCATGATATAATCTAGAAGTTGAAGCAAAATTACCATAATAAGCAGTATCATTTGAATCATAGAATATTGGTGCTCTTTTAGAAGTTTCGGAGTATGAATTACCACTACTATCGAAATAAGTTCTGTTTGAACTACCTCCACCTGGTCTTAGTTCTAAATTACCACCATTATATGATGCAATATCCCAAGAAACTGCTCCATTATCTTGCAATCTTATATAAGACCAATTATTATTAGAATCCAAATCTATTCTAGCATATGATGCACTATCAACTCTAAATCCATCTGCTCTAGTAGTTCTTACTTGACCTAATGTTTGAAAAGATACTCCTGTTGTATTAGGGTCTACATAAGTTCCAGTATTATTAGAATCATAAAATATTGGTGCTCTTGATGAACCTGCAGCTTCTACATTACCACTTGAGTCTACTAACATTCTCCAACTACCCCAACCACCATTTCTATATCCTCGATTAGATGTAATAGCGTAAGAATCTGAAGTTTGGTAATAACCACTTGTCCAAGTTTGTGAAGTTAGTGGTGATGAGAATAATAAAGCAGGTCTATCAGTTCCAGAAATACCACCCCCTCTTATTTCTTGAACAACACCCCAAGAATGATTTGCGTATGTATTTTCTACTATTAAAGTTGTATTGTTTCCGGGAGCTGAACCAGTTTTAGTAATTTGCATTACAGGTCCATTTGATTTACCAAAATTAGAGAAGTCATTTGGGTTTACATAATACGCAGTATCATTTGAATCATAGAAAATAGGTGCTCTAAATGAGTTATTAGCTTGAACATATCCTCTATAAATTCTCATTTGCTCTGCCCAACCAGAACCTAAGTTCTGCCACATACTCATATATGAAGAGTTTTGGTCAATAGCACCTAAAGCTGTATTACCAGATGTGTACCAAGTTGATACTGAGTTAGATGGTCCTTCAAAATTAATTACTCTACTATTAGAACCACCCCCAATTGTATTTGCAAATGTTGTACCATCAGGCGATGTATCAATTGAACCACCACCATATGCTCTAAAATTATTTTTTACTTGTACTTCATTATTATTTATTTCTAATCGTTCACCACCACCAGTTACAACTCTAAAATTATCTGCAGATTGGAATTGAATGTATGTGTTAGTATCACCATCGTGGAAAATACGGTCATTTAATCCAATATCTTCAACATTAAGAAGTTGTTGGTTATTTGCATTTAAAGAGGCACCAAGTTTAACGTAAGTATCGTTAACTTCCAACATTTCTGTACCACCAGTAACAATTCTAAATTGATTAGCATCATGGAATTGTAAATAAGTATCGGTATCACCTTGACTATAAATTCTATCATCTAAATATATGTTTTCAACAGTATTTAAATTACCATTACCTAAGTTTAGTCCAGCAAATTGAGGTGAATCTGATGTACGAACATTCTGATTCATTAAATAAACCTCAGTTGTACCTTGTCCAGTATTAATATTTGCTGCGGTTATTGTGCCATTGAAAGCTACGGTTGTTCCACTATATGAATAACTAAATACTTCATTATTTGTACCAGCTTCTCTATTAAAGAATGTAATTCTATCTGAAGTTTCACCATTGATAAATCCAGGTGAACCATCTCCATTGTAAGAAATACCACCACCATAAGTTGATGATTGTCCTACATAAAGGTAACCAGTACCTTGTGAGTTACCGTATGCTTCAAAACCTGCTTTATTAGAATCACCTGCAAGAACTCGAACTACTGAATCTGCACTCTTTGAAGTACTACCTACTGTAACATCATCAAAAGTTACATCATCAGATGTACGAACATTTTGGTTCATTAAATAAACCTCAGTTGCACCTTGTCCAGTATCTACTGTGTTTGAGTAGAATGTACCAGCAACATACATCGTATATGATGTATTTAATGTACCTTGTCCAAATGTAAAGTTACCACTTCCATTTAATCCAAATACTGCTCTTGTGTTACTTGCATCACTTTCAATAAAGTTTACTAAATGGTCTGAATAAATCGATAGATTATTCTCATTAGTAATTTTAGTTATTGCTCCAACCGTTTCATCTAAGATTAATGTACCACCTCTTGCATTTAAGTTCCCGGTTGCTGTTAAATCATCATCAGCGTACCATGAATCTATTGATTCTCTCCAATAGAATTTTTTAGTTGCTGAAGAACCTCTTAATATCTCAATACCACCATCCTCCGAAGGAGTACCAGTTGTAAAGTTTGAATTAAGAGTTATAATATTATCTGCTAACTGAATAGTTTCGGTATTCACAATTGTTTGAGTACCTGTTACATTCAGATTACCTGTTATGTTTAATGTTGTACCATCAAAAGTAAG